TCATTCATGCGGTTGAATGAGTGCTTGGTAATCTGCCTTGGGCAGTGCCTGCAGGTTCATATACGACACGTGAACGGCCATTTCTGTCAGTGTGAACGTCGCCAGCTCATCAATGAGAGAAAGGGCAAGGTCGTAGCTGGAGAGGCTGGTGGCAATCCCCGGTGTCCAGTGGTGAGCTTTGATGGCGCGGGCTATTAGTACCTCTCGATCGGAGTCAAGGGGGAACGCAGCGCCTCGGTAGGCGTCACGCCAGTGGTCGCAATAACAAGCAACGACAAACTCTCGGAAAGTGTTAACCAGCATTTTGTGCAGTGCTTCGAGGTTTTCGACGCCCGATTCTGGCAGGTTGCTGTATTCCCTCTGCATCTGCTCGAGCTGATCCCAACGCTTGTGGTAGGCGGCCTTGTCCAACGCTTTCCCCTTATCCCTAGTTTAGAAGCCACCAATATAGCGATATTGGGTGACTTTGCTCAATTCTTCTTTGGCCTGAGGCTGGGCTTTCTATTTCTGGGAATTGCTATGATAAAGGCTCCGCCTATTCACCAATATCACATGGGAAGTAATGCAATGCTCCCCAAGCGATGGAGGGTAATGTTCGTTTTAAATCAAGCTCTAAGTGATCAGCCTCAATAAGCGTTCCCACTTGTTGAGAACAACCACTCCTTTTGTGCGCCCGAGCTGCACACAGGTATCGTTAAAAGCAGGCCTACGAAGGCCTTCTATATCGGGGAAGTCGATCAAAGCGATCCTGCACGTTTCACATTCGTATTCTTCAAAGCTGTAAGCAGCTTTCTTCATGTAGAGCTTCTGAAAGCGTCTCCTTGCCTTGCGACATTGAGCTGCGTGCTTTTTGGGATCTATTACAAAATCCAGCATGGTACTTACTGCAACAATGACACCACTGGTAGCGGTCAAAACCGTGTGCTCAGTGATGACTCCTGCAAAAGCAGCACTACCGCCAAAAAGACTGGTGAACGTGAACACGTTGGCCATCCTGCTAAAAAGTCTTTGCTGCAGTTGCATGTACCTAACCATGTAACAGGTGCCATCAATAGCCTCCTCGAACGACATTGGGTCGTGCCTTTCAGGAATACTGGGAAGGCTTACATCTTTCATGTCATTAAATCCCTACTAGGAGCGTATGCAGACTTCGTCTTCAGGAAAGTCTGGATCATCAGGAAAACGAGGTTCTGGTCTGGGAATCCTGATCGGTGGAACACATGGGATTTGGCCCGGTGGATCCCATTCTCCTGCTTGGCATCTTTTTTGAAATTTCATCGTGTCTCTCCGTTACAGAATGTTAAGGAGGGAGTGATCATTTCTAGTTTAGGACTGGTTTTAAAAAACCGCCTAATGTTTGTGGCCGGAGGTACTCCATGACCGAGAAAGGTGGGCAGCAGGCGCGTCGTGCCGCGTTATTGTGCCAAAACGTGCGATTCGGTTTGTACCTCGATTGCCGCCGCCGTCAGGCAAAGGCACTTGAATACCGGCAACTGCCCGATGGTACCCACAGCCCAGAGGACTGCGCCGATTTCATCCGTCATTCGTGTGGCATCCAAAGCCGCGCCGAGCTGGATCACAACGATCGGGCGAGGGCCATGCTGGAGCGCATTGTGGCCGATTACCAGCGTTGGGAGCTCCAGCAACGGATGCTCGACCAGATCGCCGGGGGGATGGCGTGAAGAGTTCAGAGGCGGAAGGGTTTGGGAGGTGATTTATCATCGTTTTATGGATTGGGAACTCGATCAGGAGCTAGGGCTATGAGCTTGATTCAAAAGCACGGCCAGAACATGGATGGAAGAGATTTTATCGTTGGTGACATTCATGGGCAGTACGACCTGCTTCTTGAGTCCATGGCGCGCGTTGACTTCGATAAGTCAAAGGATCGGTTATTTTGTGTGGGTGACTTGATCGACCGGGGGATGGATTCTTTCGAGTGCTTATCGCTAGCCTTTGAGCCTTGGTTTTTTGGCGTGCGTGGCAATCACGAGATGTTGGCCATAGATGCGCTTGAGCATGGGGGAAGCGCAGAAGACCTTTGGATGATCAACGGCGGCACCTGGGCGATAACTGAGAACATGATCGAAGTCCGGCAAATTCTTCGTGAGGCGCTGAAGTATCTACCTTACGCCCGCCAGATAGATGTTTTGGGGCAGCAGGTGGGCATCGTTCATGCCGAGCCGCCTGCGGACTGGTCGCAGGTTGAGATGGCGGATGATGCAGGCAGAGTGGAAATGGTATGGGGCCGGACTCGTATAAAGCGTAGGGACACGACGCCAGTGGTCGGCATCGATGCTGTAGTGGTCGGGCACACCATTGTTGAGCAGCCTACTTGGCTGGGCAATGTGTTCTATATCGACACCGGTGCCTTTAATACGGGCCGGTTGACGTTGATCAATGCCCGGGAGGTGTTGGCATGAGCTGGCGCCAGCAAACCACTGCCAAAAAGCTACGCCGTCCTCGAGCACTGACCAAAAGCGGCGCGCCCCGGGCAAAGCCTGTTGATTGGGAAAGGCAGGAGCAAGCCGTGCTCATCCGCTGGCTGTATGGCGAGAAGATGCGCGGCCATCCGGTAGGCGAGTTGTTTGATGCAACCTTTCATGTACCCAACGGTGGCCATCGCAATAAGAAAACCGCGAGTGACCTCAAACGCCAGGGCGTAAAGGCAGGCGTGAGCGATCTTCCCGTGCGTCAGGCCCGCGGAGGCTGGTTTGGCCTGTACCTGGAATTCAAGGCCACCCCGCCCAAGGATGCGCCGTTAGCCGATAGCCAATTCGAGTGGCTTGAAGGCAGCGAGTACGAAGGCTATTGCGCAGTGCTGGCGCTGGGACTCGAGGAGGCCAAAGCAGTGCTCAGGGAATACGCCAGTTGGCCCCGCACCCAAATAGTGGGTGAACGGCTGGCGCTGGAAGGCGGTACCGAGTGGAGGAAGGGGTGATGGCACAGCAGAAGGGGAGCAGCATGCAGTTTGATGATTGGAAACGGGTTGCAAACCCCTGGCGTGTGATTGAGGCCGCGAAGAGCGACGAGCGTGCACGTGATGCAGCAGTATCACGCATCATCGACACCATGCTGGAGCTGCAGCTTGATTACCGCCATGAGAACCCTGGATACCAGCCGTTCAGTGTGACGGCTCTAGCAGGTGAGGTACCTGGCGGCGGTGGTCGTAGTGATCAGGCCATGCTCACCGCGCTGAGATACCACCCTCAAAGCGAGTGGCATAAAACCTGTGGTTGGTTGTTGGATCAGCTACCCAAACGCCAGGCCGCGGCCATGCTGATGCAGGCCGCCCGTATTCGTCCGGAGAAGATGGGCCATAGCATTTGGATGGTGACTGCCAGGCAGATGGTTGAGCGACAGGAGGTGTTGCTTAGGGCGCTGGGGCTGAATGAGGGCGTTAGGCCTTTTGAGAGTGTGGAGGCGTTGCAGGTGGCGAGTAAGCGTGCGCGTAAGAGGTTGTGGCAGGTGTTGGCGGTGGGGGAGGTAGGGCAGGCATAGGTTGTATTCTGTTGGCGGACAAAATCATGGTAGAAATAACTAATATGTCGACGTTCGAGATAAGTGAGTATTTATAAATGATTTCGGGGGAAAGTCTGTGACAATGCTTTGTGGAGAGTTTTTCATGTTTTGTAGAGGCGAAGTCAGCAGTACCATTCAGTGATTTAACGATTATTTTTTAAGACGGCCTGCTTGCAGGCCGTTGATTGATGAATCTTGTATTTGCTAAGTTATTACAATTCTTGTTCATCATATCTGTTAATTTGTTCGTCAACATGGTTGATAAATATCTCTGCTTCTACAATGAGTTCATTTAGCTCATCATCCGTGACTAATATTATCTCGCCATCTTTATTTTTTCCTCCCCTATGAACCAAGTTGTGTCTTTGAATGACTGCTTGGAATATATTCGATAGGTCACTAGGGAAGCTGACTTCTAAAGTTGATTTATACATAGGTTTTATTTTTTTTATATTGTGCCACATAAGTCCAAGTAAGTAATCTTTGACATCGCTTTCGATTCTGTCATGCTTTATGAATACTTCGGATAAGCAGAAATTTTGCTTTTTGAACTCTGGGTTTGATTCTACGAATTTACGGAGTACGTCTTTGTTCTCAAGAACCGTACTAATGAAAGCATCAGAAAGATAAGTTTCAATTGCTGTGATGATGTTTACATATAAAAGCCCAAGCAAGTGTTGCTTAGCTTCACCGCTGATTTTGCTCTCATGTATAACTTTAACATGATTAATAGAAGTCTTGAAAGATTCAAAGTACTTATTGCCAGTTAAATATGCTTCTAAATAAGAGTCATCGTAATCATCTGGGCTTTCTCTACCTGTCCACTCTGGGCAATCAACTGATAATTCTTCTGCTAATGATTCAATTAGCTCATCATCTACGAATTCACAAAAAACAGTTAATTCGTCATGAGCATAGTATGGGCCTCCCCATATATAGATATAACCACCCTCCCTCGATTCATACGGGGTTCTCTCAACTGGGTCTTCATAATTATCAAAAAACCATTCTCTCATTAATTCAATTTTTTCTTCTTGAGAAAGCTGTTGAAAATCCTCAACCATATAAGTTGTACCAGCAATAGTAATACTTCTATCATCATTGTGCATGCTATCTCCTGTGAGCTCTAATGTTCGCTTCTACATGTATTATATTAAAAAGTTTTTTAATTTTTTCCGGTGAGATTTTTAATATCAATTATGGTGCCTTCTCCAAGACATAGGCATCTTATTTTGTTGAATTTTTGATATATTTCAAATTGTTTAATTGTTTTTATTTCAAGATCCTTGTTAAGTGAATATGTAATTAAGTATTTTTCACCCTCTTTTATTTTTTGCTCATTGAGAGCTTTATCTGTAAAGGTAAGAGTAAATTCAAGTTCGCTGTCTATATCTTTAAATGTTACCTCAAAACCTTCCTCGTCATTTGTAGATTTCATGGTATCTACTGTTTCCGCAAATATAAAAACCAAATCTGGATTAAAGTTTTTAATAATTTCATGCATTGAGTTTTTAAATTGCTGTTTGCCTCCGAATAAATTAAGCCTTGAGACAATAGGTAGATTATTCCCTTCAAAAGTATTAGCATTACTTTCAATGTCAAAGTGCACATTAACTATATTTGTATTTTTGAATGCATCGTTATCCACTGGGTTTTTAGCAAACGGATTATGAAATATGAACAGCCCATCCGATAAGTATTCAGGGCTATCTGACGATACCAGTTGAGCTTTAAAGTGAGGAGGGGTTTTATCATGTCTAATACATAATACATAATACGGAATTAGGAATAAAATTGGATTTATTTTGAGAGATCGATAATGATGTCAGTTTTCCTAGAGTCATGGTGCAGCTAAAAATTATAGCTGATACATGTTCCATTTTATTATTTGAAAACAATCCGATTTGGATATCGGAATCAGTATCTGGTTTGATAATACTTTCTTTTCTACTAAACCTGTCATTCAGGTTGTCATAATAATTTCCATATAGAAGAGCAAGCATGGAATAATAAAAATTATTGCCATAATTGATTTGCTCGTAACCGCTTAAAGCTATTATATACGGAGCAGTTAAGTCGAAGTCGTCGTCTTCACTGTAGCCTGTGCAATATTTTTCTATTTCTGTTTCTATACCATTCTCATTTTTCTTGATTTTTTTTGTGTACCCAGTATACATTTGGCTTTTTGCTAAAATTGATCCTGAGTATCTTGTTATTGATTCTCTTAAATTCTCGTCGAACTTTTTTTGCATATGTACAGGTTCTATCATAGACATGATGTCATTAAAAGTTCTTTTGTCTTCTTTTAAACCTTTATCTTTGATGTTTGCTACTGTGGCTTCGACGTAGATTTTTTTCGGCTTTATTATATTGAAGTCGGGCCTGTGTTTTGTAAAATCAATTTCGAATCCAGCTTCTTTGAAGACGGCGAATAAATAAAACTCCCAGTAAGCTGAATGAAAATTTTCCTGGAAATCTTGAACAATTTTATTGTCTCTATCTATGAAGCCTGTAACCCAATCCTCTAAAACTTCATGTTCGCCTGATAGGTATAAGTTATCTCTTACGAGTTCGAATTTAGGGTGTAGCTTTTCTTTCTCTACAACTGATGTAAAAAGATCCAACATTTTTATTTCCTTGCGCCGTAGTTTTAGAAGGTGTGAGGTCGCAGTTGACGTTTTCTGTGCAGCCATTTTTACAAAAAGTAACAGATTTCGCATTCAGATTGCAGCTTCTTATTAGGCACTTCTCAAGCTGCTAATCCAGTTAATTAATACACCTCTTGCTATGTATTCGAACATATGTAAAAGCATAGGAGTGTCTTCTGCTAGCCATACTCCACCGAGAGTTGAGCAAGCAATACCCGTCGGCTTTTCAGCCATACGCTCTTCAATCATCATTTCTCCATTGCACATTGGTGCTGGAAAGGGTATTCCTCCATGTAAAGCTTCCGAACGATACTTATATATTTTACCTAAGGCAGCCTTCATTGATGTTCGCGACCAACTTATTTGTGCCCATTCACGAGGACGATTTTCAGGTGGTTCAGGTAAAAAATTCATCACAAATTTAATGAATTTATTCGTTGCACCAAGTGAATGAACTATTTCCTTGGCTACACTTTCAGTCAGCCCTTCTATCCCAGTATTTTCCAATATGCTATATAAATCAGGCTTTGATGCTTCCAATTTCGAGACTGGCGAATCGTCACCCTTAAACCACATATTTGCACCTGCCTCTATAGCTGAAACGAACATTAACCACGAAAGAGCTGGTTCGGATTCAGCAATCCATAAAGCATCTTGATATAATCTAGCCGAACGAATAACGACAATTGCTTCCTCTTTAGAAAGCTTAGGCATTAGCTTTATTGGATATAAATTTTCAAGTGAATGCGCACCTACTGCATTGGGTAACTTTAATCGTCTATCGCCGAGATTCATTATTGGCTCGCTTCTGAATCTAAAAACTGTAGGACGCCCTAATGGGTCACCACCCCCATCAAAACGGCGTGATTCATCAGCTGCTTTGACTCTAATACCCAAACATAACGACACTAAAGCTGCAATTTCATCTGGAAACCATCCTCCATGATAATTAGACGTGTCAGTCTCATTCATTGGAGGAAGATCATTATTCAGATAAAATTCTGCTCTAAGTATGATGCTTGATTTAAGTAAACCGGGTCTATCTTCAGAAGGCACAGTATTCAAGAATTTGTATGGACCATAGCCTTCAGTGATCTCACCAATTATTCTGGCATCGGTATATAAGGGGTATTCTATGATAGATCTAAGATCTTGCTTATTATCGAATGCCTTCCAATTAGCACAGGATACTGGCCCAGATAGATCAAGTTCTGCTACATCCTTATCTACATCCATTTAACTAATCTCTCTAATCAGGGCTTCTGCCTAACATAGAGTATCCTGCCGGCTGGATATCATGACTGAAACAGCATACCGCTTACGCAGGGTAGGCGCTTGGCGTCGGCAAAATACTCTTAATTAACTTAATATAAGCATCATACGACGTATTGGGAAGCTCAAATTCGTCACTGCTTCTAACGAAACAAATGTTCCAAAAAAATTATTTGCCTAAGTGTCGTGATTGAGGCAGTATTTTATCTAGGCTGCGCTAGCTGCGCGATTAGCCATCACGTCTTGAAGCCCTGCCGGTCACCCGGTGGGGCTTTTGCGTTTCTGTCGCTCCAGTAATTGAGGTTCAGCTATGTCGGCTCATTCTCCTACTCATTGGTTTGAGGAGGCGGAACTGCTGCGCGTTGAGCCAGCACCGCCAAGAGATACACGTGTCGGCAACGTGGCTGCCTTCCTCGATACATTGGCCTTTGCCGAGGGCACGCCTCGCTTTGGCGATCAGGACGGTTTCAATGTGATTGTCGGCGGCAAGACGTTCAGCAGCTACGACGATCATCCGCGCCAGCTTGTTTGGCTTCCTGCTTATGAGATCCACTCAAGCGCCGCAGGGCGGTACCAGTTCCTAATACGTACATGGGATGACCTGGTCGAGCGGTTCCATCTTCCTGACTTCACGCCTGCTAGCCAAGACCTAGGCGCTGTTCACCTTATCCGCCAGTGCAAAGCGCTTGCTTTGATCCATGACGGCCGTATCCGTGACGCCATCCACGCTTGCCGCAAAATTTGGGCGAGTCTGCCAGGTGCTGGGTATGGCCAGCGGGAGCTGGCGACTGATGAGTTGCTGAGTGTTTATAAAGCGGCTGGCGGCATTTCCATCGACTAACTGACGAGGCCCGCCCGAGAGGTGCGCCATGAACCCAAGACGAAAAGAGAAACGCCCCATGAATGGCAGAGACCCCAACTTCTTGCAAGGGCTGCTGGATTTCTTGCCTATCACTTTGGTGGCCATCCTGACGTTTACGATGGGCTTTATTCGTGGCGTGCACGAGGGTGGCAGCTTAAAGAAATCGCTACTGGGTGCCTTGATGTGCACGCTTCTGGCGACGCCGCTGTTCCCCGTTTTCTTATGGATAGCTGAGTCTCAGGGTTGGCCGCCCATCATTGCCTTCCCGCCGTGTGTGTTCCTGGCATTCCTGGGTACCGATTGGATTCGTAGTAAAGCAGACGATATATATGAGGTTTTCATCGGCCGGTGGCGCAAATGATCGGCCAGCTCAAGCGCAACCTGATCGGAGTGGTTATAGGTGTTCTAACCATTGCTGCTGTTTATTTCTACTGGCAGCACGTTACCGGTGAGCGTGACGCATACCAAGCAGAGGCTGAGCACCAGCGTGAACGCGCTGAGATATTGATCGAGCACCAGCGGTTACAGCGCCAGCGCATCGAGACACTGAGCTACGCCCTGGCCGATCGTGAACGCACGTTAGAAACCATTGATGACGATATAGGCGCCAGCACCGGGGCCCTCGAACCATTGGGAGAACAAGATGCGAAAGCAGGTGACTGGCTTGATAGCGATCTGCCTGATGGGGTTGTTGACTGGGTGCGCGAGCTTCAGCGATCAGACAATGCCAATGCAGTGCAGCAGCCCGGAGGTGCCGGAGTATCTAACGAATGAGCTGCCAGCGCCTACTCGACTCCTGCAGAGCAATAAAGGGCTACTTTTATTGCTCGCTGAATATGAGGGGTTACGCCGCCGGTTCAATGCTGGCCGAGCGGCGGAGGTGGATAGCGGAGCTGACGAATAAGCTCCAAAAATTAATTTAAGCCGTTAAGTCTATCGGCTTCTGCAATAGCCTCTGCTTCTGATTTGAAACGCCCTTGCACGATCTTTCCATCGCGATCTTCATCATTACGTAGGTCTACAACCCACCATTCCGGGGGAGTACCTGCAGGCTCGGTAATTATTACAGACTTCGTGACATGATAGATAAGAGCCATATTTTCATACCTTTGCATTGTATTATGTTGCTCAACCGTATCAGAAACGGCGCTTTGTTATCGGAAGAATTCTGAGCCCCTGGGGCAGTCCATGAATTCTTCTAAAGTTCGACCGCAAATTCATGATCGATCTCACCGCTGGACTTGAATCCGTGTGATTGCGCGGCCCGATAAACCGGAACAGCCAAAGTTCACCACTTCTCATTGAAAAACCACTGGTTCCTCCTGAGCGGGGGCGTCTACTGTACGGGGGCGCAGAGCCACGATTTCGTGCTATTCATGAGAATTTTCTAAGGCGAGGTTGTTGTTTCGATGTCGAGCAATAGACAGCAATCTCCAGAGCCTTACTGGCTGAATAAAAGCCAGATGGCGGCAAGCCTGGGTATCAGCGTGCAAGCCATTTGATAAATGGGGCGTTAAACCAGTGGCGAAGATCGGTAGAAGCGTCTATTTCGACTGCCGTTCGGTGCTGGATTTAAAGCTGGCTGAGCTAGAGGCGAAACAACAGTCATCGCAACCTGGCGATGACGATATGGGCTTTGACTCACTGCTCGAGCATAAGCGCGAACATGAAGCGTACCTGCTGACCAAAGAGCTCCGTATTGTCCAGCAGCAGAAGAACGAACTGGCCGCTCGCAAAGTGGTACCAAGCGAGTTTGCCATCTTCACCTTATCCAAGATTGCGGCAGAGATCGCCGCCATTCTCGAAACACTGCCACTAACGATGAAGCGTAAGCATCCTGATTTAGAGACGCATCACCTAGACACTCTGATGCGGGAGCTAGCGCGCCCGTAATCAAGCCAGCGGGCTCGATAGTCTTTTGCCGGAGCTGCTGGATGACTACTTCGACAGTATCGATTCAGCAGCTTAGGGAGTGGCGGCGATCTGTCTATCAAGGTTTGTTGGCGCTGTTTCGGCCAGCGCCGCTGCCTGACTCCCATGCACAACCTTCGTCAATAAATCTGTGGGATTACTATCATAGCGTTGTTAATTCTGACGCCCTTTTCTTAGTATTTTCCAGGCCTGGGTGAATAACACCATCAACAGTAGTGCGATGATTCCCTGCGAAATAGGACGAGTAAATAGGGATCCCCAGTTATCCTGAGAAATCAGCATAGCCAAACGTAAGTTTTGTTCCGCCATTGGTCCTAATAGTACTCCCAGCACTACAGGCGCAAGCGGGAAGGCTAGTCGATGGAGTAAATAACCGAGCAACCCAAAGGCTAGCATTACATAGAGGTCTGTCATGTTCCCTTTGACGGTATAAACACCCACGGCCATGAGTACCAACGTCGTTGGTACCAAGAGTGCGGTGGGCATGCGCAAGACCTGAGCGAATAGGCGGGTGGCCACCATGCCGCCTAGTAACAGAAGTAGCATCGCAGTAAACAGCATTTGCCACATGAAACCGAAGACCACATCAGGCGACTTCGTAAACAGTTGTGGGCCGGGCTGAAGTCCATGAATCATCAGCGCGCCGAGCACTAAGGCAGCAACCAAATTGCCAGGAATCCCTAATGTTAGGGATGGAATCATTGCAGAAGCATTGTCGGCACTGTTACCTGATTCAGCTGCTGCAACACCCACAGGATTGCCCGTGCCGAAAGATTCGGGGTTCGTGGACTTGCGCTTCGCTTCGTTATAACTCAGCAATGCTGCCAAATTGCCACCGGCACCTGGCAAGATACCTACACTAACGCCTATCAGCGACGAGCGAGTCCAAGTACGCCAGTGCTGACGTATCAGTCCGAGTGCGTTGCCGCTAGCATCAACCTTGAAGCTTCCTGCATCATAGTAAGTCGCGTTGCTTTTCTCCGCCATCTCCAGCACTGGCGGTATCGCGTAGAGGCCGATGAGTACAATGATCAGGTCGAACCCCCCGCTTAAATAAAGCGAATCGAACGTATAGCGTTCCGCTCCACTGATTGTGTCAACGCCTACAAGGCCGATGATAACGCCCAACAGGGCGCTGAGCATGCCTTTGCTGATATCACTGCCCACCAATACGGCGATGCTTACAAGTCCGAAAACGGCTACCCAGAAATACTCGGTGGGCCCAAAGGCAAGCGTGACCTGTGCCAAAAGGGGGGCTAGCGTCATCAATGCTATGGCGCTAATAATTCCACCGATGGCGGACGACCAGCACGCAGTCTTGAGAGCCAGCCCGCCCTGGCCGTTACGTGTCATAGGGTAACCGTCGAATGTTGTCGCGATTGCAGCTGGCGTTCCTGGGATTTTTAGCAAGATGGCGGGAATAGCTCCACCGTACATTGAGCCGTTGTAGATACCTGCTACCAACCCCAGGGCAATTACAGGATCGAACCCATACGTCAGTGGGAGCATAAGAGCGATTGCCATGACTGGGTTGAGCCCAGGTAGGGCTCCGATCAAGATACCCACCAAGGTGCCGACGAAGAGGCTGACTACGGAGCCAAATTGCAAGGCCACAGGTAGTGCGTTGAACAGGGAATCAAACAT